GCCACCTTGAATAGAATCAATCTTTATCAAGCCATTTTTTCTTAGATACTCAAGCAATCGAGCCTCGGCACCATACACTAAATCAGATAGTGTCTCTTTAGCAAAGGCAACAATTTTATTTTCTTTTGGCATGACCACAATATCGATGTCAGTGTGGTCCATAATCATAAGATCGCCGTTCATAGCAGATCTAAGCTTTAATTTGCCTTCAATCTTGTCTTTCTCGACAACCTCAATCTTTACACCTTCTGGTTCTGGTGGTGTTTGTTGCTCATCGTTTGTGATATTAATATTAATCGGCATTACGTTTTACCTCCGCTAAAAGGTCTTGGATATAGAACACTTCTTCAACCATCTTAGAGTCAATTGGTCTTTTAGAGTAACTATCAAGCTTGGCTCTAACTTTCTTAAAGTTTTCATTCAAAGCAGTGTTACTCTCATCAATGTGGGAACTAACTGATTCCTTAAGTCTTCCAATCTCACGATTCATAAACGACTTGAGTCCAAGTCCGTTATCAGAGAATGATACAATGAAGTTGCTTAACAAGTCTTTTTGTTCTCGCAACAATGAGTGTTCGTATGTGTCATTAAACCTCTTGACGAACATTTTAAATTCAAGTTGGTCAACTGGTTTCATTTCTGTTCGATTTTCGTCCAATCTGGTAAGATATCCTACCACTTTGTCCTCTAGCATAATTCTTTTCTTCGCTCCGAGGTTTGAGTTTTGAAAATACAATCCGATTGTTGCAAGATCTTTGTAGTTTGGCACAAAGTTTGAAAACGCCTTGTTTCCAAGAGCCTTGTTGATCTTGTTTATAAGTGCAGTCTGCTCGTTGAAGATGTCTTTGCGATCAAGTTCGTCAAAGTCCTTCTTGGTCTCGACCATGAGTCGACGAGAGAAGTCTTGATTAAGTTCTTTACTTTCGAGGAGAGACTTGTATAAATCAAGCTCCTTGGCTAGAACCTTTCCTTTTGCAAAGAACTCACGCAAAAGACCTTTAATTTTTTCCTGTCTTTGCTTGTCTTCTTTTAATATTGCTTTTGTTAGTTCACGAATCAGACATTCGTAAAGAAAAGCGGTATTTCTTTTCTTATTATGTTTCATTTTTATCTCCATTAAGTAAAAATTTAGTTAAATCGAAAGCATTCCAAACAAACCACCAGCTTCTTCAAGTCCTGCTTGTATGGCCGCTCGAGCGGCATACGCGAGTGGTTTGTTTGGTGACTTGGTTGTTGGGTCTGCAAGATTGTCTAGGATTGACTCTGTTGCATTAAATAAGAGATTTAAATGTTTTATTTGTTCACGCATCTCTCGTCTTTTGGCTTCCAACTCTTGTAAAAAAACATCGTTCTGACGTCTTTTGTGTTGCCAAGGCTGGAATTCGTTATCTTCTAAATACTTTTCTATTTGTTTGGAAATCTCGGGGATGGCATTATGGATTCTTAACGCTTCTCTACCTAATTCCAAAAGTTTAAAACAATTGTCTAAAAAAGTTTTTTCTTCATCATCAAGTTGATCTCTAGCAAATTCATATAATGATTCTGCTTGATAAACTCCTGCTTTAGTCTCCATCAAAGTTATGAATTTATTATAGTAATCTGTTCCGCCGCTAGGCATGCTCTCACGAAGAGTTGCCTGAAGTTCTTCTTTTATGATTCGTTTTAATGTTTCTCTTTTAAGTTTCATCGGACTCCTCCTTTTTGTTTAGTGACTCAAGTAAAGTTTTAATCTCTGCGTCAATGCTAAATAGTTTCTCTTCTTCTTTCACATCACTTTCAAAAATTCCTCTAGCTAGCGAGTCCAAGCCTCCAAAACCAACTTTACCTGGAAATGTTGTTCTTGATGTTGAGCCTCTAACTTCTCCTCCGAATGCTTGATTTTTCATTTGCTTTGAGAAGCCGCCTTTGCGGTAAGAAGATTTGTGTCTTTTGTATGGTCCTCGAGGTTTTGAGTCATCATCACGTTTTGCTGGTGGTTCTGCTAGTAGATCACCCTCTTCTTCCTCTCCGCCTGTGTCACCACCCAGATCGACTCCACCTTCATCACCTCCTCCGAGGTCCAAATCTCCACCTAGATCGCCTCCAAGGTCACCGCCTAGGTCTCCACCTCCAAGATCGCCTCCGAGGTCACCACCAGCCTCTCCGCCGCCCTCAGCAGGTTGTCCAGCAGCTTCAAGTGATGCCATAAACTTCTTGTCGGTAAACATCTCTCTTTGCATTCTGAGATATTCGTCTTGCGAGAGTCCAAGTAAGTTCTCAGAAACCCAGCGACGAGAAAAGTATCCTTCCGTTGCGGCACCAGCAATGTCAAACTTTGTCTTCCAGTGCTCAAGTTCTTGCATCTCTGCAATTTTAGATGGGTTATTTAGGGAGAGCTTAAAGTTGAGAAGATCATCTCCACGATAGCCCAACGTGTAAAGATGAATAATCCCAACTTTTTCAAGCTCAGAAATTAAAACTCTTTGTAATCTTTGAATTGTTCTAGCGAACCTAACATCTTTTTGTGCTAAAGTTGTTTTGTCCTCTGTTCCACCTTCTCCCATTGAGAGATAAGATTGAGGAACTTTCAATGCTGAGAACAATTTGTCTCGAAGATATTTTACATCTTCAATTGTCGCAGTCATGGCACCACCAGCAAGGTTCACAATGTCAGTAGAAGATTGCCCACCTTTAATAGGAATAAAATAGTCTTCTTCAATAGATAAAGGATTATAGCGCAAGTCAACTCTACCAGTTTGGGGGTCTACAACTTGATGACGTTTCATTTGAGTCATGACTTTTTGCATGTATTGCTCAACATCTTGTGGTGCAATTCCGCCAACATCGATCTTGAATATACGTCGCTCTGGAGCTCTTACAATTCGATAAGCCATCATTGCATCTTCAAGTAAGGTAAGTTGTCTCCAGATGCGTCTAGAGGGCTCTAAGACAGATGTTCCATAAGGAGCATGCTTGTCATGTCCGAGAACACGAAAATGTGCGATTTGCCAGTTCTCTAAAGTAAGCCCTGCGTTGTTCCATTGGAACTGAACATAATTTGGGTTTGTTGGGTCTTCACCTTCAAGTCTTTCAACTTCTTGAGGAGGTAAGCCAATACAGTTTTGAATTCCTTTGTTTTCGTCGATATCTAGATAAACAAATAAATCTCCATACTTACACATGGTTCTTGCCCAACCGAACAGGTTGTGTTCGACGTTCATGATATCATAGTAAAGTGAATGAAGCATATATTTAATTTCATCATTGGGGCACTTGATGTGAAGCATTGGAGTCAATGCCGAATGAGTTGTCATCTCGTCTGCATAAATATCAAGAGAAGATGCAATCTCGGGTGTAAATTCCATTTGGTCAAAGTCAACATAACGCTCAGCTCGATTTCTATTCGAGATCATATTCAACGTCATGATGTTCATTGGGTTGTATTCGGTCTTCTTGAATTGCTGCCCTGATGCCGATCTAAAACGCTTAGCGTATATGTCTAGGTGCCTTCTTCTTAATTGACGACCTGACTGGGTTCTTCTTTGAGTAATCGGTCCAGAGAACAATCTGGTGAGGGTTTTGAACAATTCGTTCTGGTTATTGTTCGGATTTCTATTATTACGGGCCATTTTCTATCCTTTATATATCCACAAAAATTCTTTTGTTTTTTTGATTTCCTCCTCATGTTTTTCGTTGAACGTTTCATTGTAAAACTTTTGACCCTTGATTTGAGTATTCATTGTCGTTGTGCTTTTGAATACTCCCCCTAACATTGCTTTTTTGTATGCCATGTCTTTTTCATTTTCTGTAAGTGCTGTATCTCGCACCCAACAGGCAATTGCCAAGGACATTACAAGATCATCATTGTATGATCGCATTGCTTGAGGTTTACCATTGTGCCAAATAAATGTTTTCAATTCATGAAAAACACGATTGGAGTGTATATTAATTAGTTTGTTTCTGACGTATTCCTCTAATTTGGCAACTATGAGTGGTCGTGTCTTTGTGGATGTGGTGAAACCAAGCACTGCTCTATTGTCGTGTTCGGCTAGGTAGGCTTCTACATACTCGTGCGTTGACTTGATAGAGTAGTAAATTTTCTTATAGCCCATGTCTTTAAGTTTCTCAAGAACAGCAATTCCGATTCCATTGTTCTCAACAACCAACAAGCACGTCCCGTATTCCGTGCCTGCTGAAAAAAGTATATTCGAATACATGTCAAGATCTGGTTTGCCTTGATACTCGGCAACAACGGTCATGGTGTCAATACGCACAACATGGAAGCATGAGAAATCACTTCCATCACCTCGGGCAACATCTGCTACGAGAATGTAGGGAACTCCCTCTTCGGGTTTTTCCCATATCCAATAGTTTCTGTCATATCCCGTTCTATAGATTGGGTCTGTGATATTGTGGAACATTCTTTCTAAATCAGCCGGGTTTATAACTGTTTCCCCGGAAGCGTTAAAAGAACACTCCAATTCCTGTGCGATCTCTCGCTTGGACATGTTTGTGGTCTCTTTGTCGAACCACGCTTGATCTCTATCCGGATGAACATCCCACATTAGTTTTATTGGATGAAAATCATTAGATTCTGTCTCCGCTTCGCTATAGGTTTTGTGGAACCAATTTCCAACGCCGTTAGGGGTGCTGAGAGCGATACAGCGCCCTCCTGTTGACAAAGTAGGGTAAAGACCCGTCCAAAGCTCGTCAAAGCCTTCAACGAACGCTGCCTCGTCCACAATGAGCAACGATAATGCTTCCGAACGACCAGCGTCTCCAGATGTAGATGCTGCTTTAACCATTGACCCGTTTGATAACTCAAACGATTGTCTGTTGTCGACTGTGATCTTTGCGATTAACATCCATGACGGAATGTTTTTAAAGATCATCTTAACCTTTTTGATTAGGTTTGTTGCTGTGGATAGTTTGGTTGCGATAACCAGAACATTTTTTTCTCGGTGGAACAACATGAACCAAGCAACATAAGCAGCCGAGATTGTCGAGATCCCAAGCTGCCTTGCTTTTAAAATAATATTGAAACGATAGTCGTTAAAGTCTTTCAACAAATCTTTTTGATAATCAAAAGTCTTGAATGGAATTTGTCCATGCATTGGGTGAGAGATCTTACAATAGTTGTCAATAAAGTATTGAGGATCCTTGCCACACTTAACAAGTTCTTTAACAATCTCGTTCTTCGTGAGTTTCACTATCTATCCGAAGTGGACCGGCATGCCGGCGATTTGCTCGACAGTTGGCACGTCTTTAGTCATCCCACCTTTCTTGAGGTAATATACAATTGCTTCTGGTAACTCCGCGATGTCGCCAATTCTTCCTCGATTAGCCAAAGATTCAATGGCTTTTCTTACTTGATTAGCATATGAACCGGCATATCGATATTGAAAGTCGACCGACTTTCCATCGTAGTTTAGTTCAACTTGAGCCCCAATCATACTTTGATTATAGTAAGCCCACGCCTTCCCGCCTTCTTGGACGACACTATCTTCCATAACGGCGGCAAGTTCTTCTTTGATGATTTGTTTTAATGATTCTTTAGTAATTTTCATTTTTGGTTATCCTCATTTATTGTCTCAATCGTCTTCCATGATTGCGAACGTTGACATCAAAGGACCTTTGTATCCATACTTTTTTAAGCCGTTTTGCAAATCTTTTTGTTGTCCCTTAAAATTTTTGAAAGCAGGGTGGTCGTTTTTAAGATAAAAAGTAATTTTCTGCAGCGCCTCGGGTTGGAAAGAACGACCAAACCCGTTCAATCTATCTGCAAATTGTCTTAAAGCTTTTTCTTGTGCGGGGTTATAGTCAAAAGCACGTCCCATGTCTTCTGGACCTAATCGCACTTGACCTTCATCCATAACGGCTTCAAGCTCTTCTTTAATAATTTGTTTTAGTGATTCTTTAGTAATTTTCATTTTTGGTTATCTCCAGGTTTGATAAATTCGTTTTGAGGACGCTTTGCTTTTGCAGTCTCCAAAAACTTTTTTGTAATGTCTCGAACAGAAGTCTCTTGCACCTCGTCCATTTTGAGCCCACCAACCTTATAGTGCTGATATGCTTGGACAAAAGTTCGAACACGAGATGTGGTTTGAACAATAATGTTTGGTTCCCCTTTCTTTGTAAGTGATACTGATTTGCCAGTTACCGCCTTATATTCTTTTTGGAGAAACTTTTTAACTTCATTAATAGTTTGTGCGATTTCGTTTTCAAAACGACCGTCTTTCAAGTCTTTCATCATAACATCGGATTGATAGTTAATGATCATTGAATCTCCATAGAATTTAACTTTAAATCCGTCAATCACTCGCTTGTCCATAATTGGACAACCTTCTTCCCTCTGCAGA